AAAAAATAATCAGTTTTTCACGACATATTTTAGAGGTTTTCAGAAGTAACCACTTTACCACTATAATCGTAAGCATAACCATTCATCTTAATATTATTAACTTTCATTAATTTTGCGTTAGTGTCATAATAATTATATACGCCGTTAGCATCAACATATGCTGGATAACCATTAGCATCCACTGTATTTGGAAATTTCTTTTCACCATCTGTTCCGATGTAGATTGGTCGACCGGCAGTTGATTCTTGGCTTGGGTCTGTAAGATAATGGATCTTACCAGTTGTATCAACATATACTGGATTTCCCATATCATCTTTCTCATTAGCATATTGTGGATTGCCATACATATCCAAATACATTGGCGTACCACGGCTGTCACGATAAATATTCGGACCAAATTGTGTTGCTGATTGATCTGTTTCAACTTTTGGAGCATCACTAAACTTAGTTGTTTTTGAAGCTAAGTAAAACATATGCTGAATGCTATTCGCACGGGTTGGTATACCAAATTCTGTTGTATACATTAATTTGCGAATAGTATCAATGTCATAATTCCAATTAATCGATACTGCAACACCATGGACAAACTGTTCCAAATCAGCAACTGTATTGATTGATTGCAAAACTTCGCCTGGATGATTAAGAGCATATTCAACAGTCGTCTTAGCGTCCAAATCAGATGCAAATTGATTCACTTTCACCAATGGAATCAAAAGTGCGGCTCGGACAACACGACACCGTTCGCTAATACCCGGATCATTTACATACTTTTCGGCTTCCGCCAAAGTCGGGAATTTATTACGACGCCAAACATTTGGATTAAAATTAGGCTCCGTTCCACATGAAGATCTACATGTTTGTTCTGACTGTAAATAAGTACGTAATTCTTGAGGCATCTGATTAATAGTTCCACGTGAGCAATCGACGAAGAATGGCGAAAATGAATTATAAACATAAAGCATATTCTTCAGATCATTCATCGTTGCATCAATGTATGGAGGTTGAATGCGATAACGATAACTCTTGAATTGGGCAAATCTATTGCGCAAATCTTCCGGTAATTTCGTAATATCGTAGCAGTCATTCCATGCACTAAGAAGCCATTTGTGTAAATATTCAGCTGTTTGACACCCTTGTTTTTTCAATTGATCAACAATTTTACCTGCTTCGGCCATCAAAGCAGATTTGTCTCCACCACATGGTGTAGATAAAAGTGTATACAATGCAATACGCTTCATTTTGATATCTTCAGAAGCTTCGGGATCTTCAATATACGTTTTAGCAGCAGCCCATGAAGGAAAACCTGATATGTATGCTAAATGATCTGGAAATGTTCTCCAAGGCTGTGTCCAAATCATGTAGAAAATAAGCAAAATAACGATAGCAATGATCAAACCTTTTCGTATAGAGTTATCACTAAATACACCAGTTACGGAGCTGCTAATATTATTTATAGGTGTAAACACACCGCTAATGGTGTCATAATCTGTCATGAGATATTATATAGTGATGAATTTAATTTAAAAATTGAAATGATAAACTTCTCATCATATGAATATATGTGTGATTATGTCAAAATACGACTTGAATATAATAAAGACCTCCCCAATCATACGGTTTCATATCGAGTCGGTAAAATTATTTGCCGGCACGTAAATGATAGTATGTGTATTCAAGTTAACGATGATAAATTACCCATAACAAAATCATCACATTCTAGAGAAAATTTCGTCTATTATATTCACAAAAACAAAGTAGATATTCAACCTTATAAGTTGCAAGATCCTCTTCATAATATTAAATTAAAATTTTCCAAATTAAGGTTTTTCATGGTAGACATGGTTTATGGTGATAGCATCAAATATATAAGACATTATTCATACCATCCAACTGAACTATCAACTTTTCAATATTTGGGCGTTGGAGATAGTCTATTGAGATTGAGTGAGAAAAATATAAGATTTGGATATGACAATTATAGCGGAACGACAAAACTCGATAATGTGTATTTTGAAAAAAATACACACGCGTATTTGCAATTCCATGGTCCATCAATTGGTTCTTTTCAGTCAGTTGAAATGAATGAACCGCCGAAACAAAATGGACTAATATGTGGCTATTTATCGACCGAAACAAATTCGGTGCCGAATCTAAAAAGTTCGACAGGATCAGGAAATGGTGGTTATGTGTGTATGAGCCAATGGTTTCAATGTTCCAGACAATTATACATACTATATCTTCTATTGACTGTCGGTAAATCGCATGAAATATTCCATCAAAAGAATAAAAACCAAATATTGGACATGTTAGAAACTAATAGGTCGTTAAAGATTGTAGGATCAACACAATCCAAAATGGAAAACTATGAACATCTAGATGTGGAACCAAATTCTGTTAGATACTGTGATATATATAAAGCAATCGCTGAAATATTCTATTTTCAAAGCGATGTACCTATTGCGATGCGAAAAATCCCGGAAACCTTTCGCATACCAACATGTCCGGAATTTTATACACAAGCACTTTTATATGCATTTGGATGATTGCCCTTTTATTTTTTATGTTAATCATCTATCGAATGGTTGAACATATTCCATACCAATGGCAGAGAAAATATCTTTTTCGGTTTTACATTTAATTAATACGGTATTTTTATATAATCCTTTTTGATTTAACAACATTCCCATTGTTTTACATTTCCCTCGCATCATTATGTTAAATTCCTTACTACCAGTACTATATAAAAGAGCAAATGGAAATTCAACTGGAGTAGTTATAAATATATCCATTTTAACATTTATTCTATATTTTTTAACTTTCAATATTAATGAAATTTTTGAATCACCTCGCGCATACGGTTCATAGAAATATATTTGATCTCCCGTCAAATTATTAATCTTTTCGATCGACGGTTCTTTCTTAATTAAAACATCTACATCGGAACTTGACGCTGATCCTCTTCTATAACTTCCAACATATACAAATGGTATTTTATGATATTTAGTTATTTTTTCTATATATTCGATTACATGTCTTGGTATTCTTTTAAGTGGTTTATAAGTTAAATCAATTTGTGTAGCTAATGGTAGTTTTTCAAATACGTTTTTTCTTTTTAATTTGGCCATACTATCGACGCCGGAATCGATTAGTTGTTTTGCTAATTTTGATCCTATTCCAGTCAAGGTTTGTAGTTTGTATTCAAATTCTATCGGATCTTTTATTTTAATCCAAATATGCATCTTATCTTTCATATTTTGTGATATGTCCATTGAGTCGATGATATTATCATTGATTATTGGATATAATACAATTTTCTTAATTAATACATTATATGCACGAACTTCATATAAATATCCGGGTTTTTTCTTATCTAAAGTTTTTATATGTTTTAGAATAAGTGCAATAAGAATATCACGTTTCATATTATAATTTAAAAAATATCAACCCGTTATATAAACTTAAAAAAATAAATTGTTGAGAATCGCTCATTCATCGTCTTCAATATCACTCACGCTCGCTGATGATCCTGAAGATGAACCATCGGCTGATTCAGTGCTTTCTGATTTGTCAGATCCTTTTTTGGATTTTGAATCTTTTTTTGATTTTGAATCCTTAGAATCTTTCTTTGATTTAGATTCCTTTTCATCTTTCTTTCCCTTGGATTCTTTAGTATCTTTTGTGTCTTTCGTGTCTTTTGATTTTGAACCTTTTTTGGGTTTCTCTTCTGATTTTTCGGATTCCTCCGAACTTTCAGATTGATCGGAATCGTCATTGTTTGATTCTGAGCCTGATTCAGAACTAGATTCGGATCCCGATCCACTGCCAGATTCAGATTCGGATTTTTTGCCAGACTTTTTAGATTTTTTCGAATCCGAGTCTTTGTTGTCCTTTGTCTTAGAACCTTTAGCTTCCTTAATCATAGCTTTTTGAGCCTTCTTTTTGGCGTCTTCTTTTTCATCTTCGGAATCTTCAGCACCTCCAATTTCGACTGTGCCCAACATTGCGAGAGTTCGACCTTTGTTGTCCATTTTGGTTTTTCCGCCTTCTTGAGCAACACGTTTAATATAGAATACTTGTTGAGCTTTTTCATCTGACGGTGTGACTTTTTGCCAACCAATTTCGATAGATTGACTGAATCCAAAAGAATGTGTTTTCATCTGATCGAAAGAGATAATTCCTGTACAGAGAGAGCCAGGTGTAATAAATTTTCCGATCGTTTTGATCGTCAAAGGTTCTCCTGACATTTTCGCCTCTGGAAAGATATAATAATCTCCTTTTTGGCGAATTTTTGATTTATCGGTCAAATCAAGAAATTTGGCACCAATCTCACCATTTTTGCCGACACGAACATTAACTTCGAAATATGGATCTTCCAATTTGATCTTATCAACTTTGTTGACAACAACAATATCTTTTTCATTATCTTCGCCTTCTTTAAATTTACGATACAATTTGAATGGTGAAAATTGCTCCTTTTTTCGACCATTGAATGTTTTGTTAAACATGCTGCGATTGTCTTCATGAAAATATCCTTCAATAATTTCTTGATATCTTTCGGCCAAAATCCACATTGCTTCGCCCAAAGGTTCTTCAATTTCCTTTCCCTCATTTTCTTCATCTGGACGCATAAATTTTGTTGAACGAGCAAATGGAATTTTTGGTTTATCACCACCATCTTCTTCCTCTTCATCTTTCGATTTACCTTTATCTTTCTTTGATTTCGATTCTTTCTTCGATTTAGGATCAGCTTTTTGATCTTTATCAAATATACCACTAACCCATCCGGATGTTGGTGTATTCAAAATTTCAATATTAGCAGGATGCCATTCTGCTTCATCTTTCTTAGTTGAAACATTCACCATTTTAGTATAAGTAACAATTTTTCTTGTACCTTCACCATATGATTTTGGTTTTCCAGTTTCGATACGACAAAATTCTTTTCCATGCAATTTATGTGCTGCAATAATTTGACTCGGCCAAATTGTCGAACTGTTAAATGTTGTTGTTTTTTTGCCAGTTGATTTTTTTGGATCAGCAACTTTGTCAGTTTTTTCTGGCTTTTCTGATTTTGAGGTCTTTTCAGATTTGTCTTTTTTCTCAGTTTTGTCAGTTTTCGGCATGATTGAGTTTAGAATTGTATGATTTGTATATAGTCGATTCAATTTTCAATTTTATTAATTATGGATTGGAGTAGAGAAGATTTTTGAAATGGTTTTAAGAACGTATGAAAATCAATTCTTTACAGAACTAAATACGATCTTTGGTTAAATCAAAAACTTTATAATATGTGAAAAAAATATGTTTAGATGAAAATCCGAATCCCGAATCTAAAAATATGTTTATTTTGCTGAGCGATAATAGTCGTAAAAATCTTTGGCAGCAGTCAGATGTCCTCTGCAACAAATTCTGACGATTCCTAATTTTTCAAATACATCAGTCATATCAAGTTCATCATTAATTTCCGTTTGACTTATATCAATTTGTGTAATATCTACATCTTTGTCATTCAATATTTTCCGAACCTTATCTGTTCTCAAAAGCTGAAATAATGCATAATAATCACTTAACGATCCTCCGCATTCTGGACATATAGGTTGTTCGTGCATATCTTTGTATATTTAGAAATTGATATAAGTTCATATGAGTTTATATTCTTTCAATTTTGTTTTTCCGGTTTTTCGGCAGATTTAACGGACGGAACCATGTTAAATTCTTTCATGATTTTTTCAAAACGAACGGGTTCATTCTCTTGAATTTCGCGTAATTGTCGAACGATATTGTCATCGACTGGTGTATAATCTCCGCCCTGTGATTCCAATTCTTCCCATGTTTTTGAAATAACATCATCACCGTCGTCAATAGGAGCACTTGGAATATACATAAACAGATTTGAATGAATGAATTCTCCAGCATATCCCTCATAAACGGTTGCAGATCCACTTCTTTTATAAAATTTTAGATCTGTCACAATGGTATTCATATTTCCGGAAACATAATTAGAAAACATTTCAGAAATAACATTGTCTCGGTCAATGGTTTCTTCGCCTTCAAAGGCTTTTCGTATCAAATGACGCGCACCATCTTGCCATAATTTGATTCCAACATTTTGTCGATAAAATTTTTGCACTTCATCGGGAAGTTTGGGGAATATACCATTTCCGTCTGCAAAATCAGTATATGCCAATTTGATTTTTTCAAGTTGACCCTTTGACCCCACTTCAGAGGTGATTTCATCCTTTATCTCATCAATGATTGATTGTATACTATTAATATTCGAGGGTGTCGAGAAATTTGACTTCCAACTACGTAATGAATTCGGGAGTTTTGAACTGACCTTTTTAAGAATATATGACGGAATTATGAAATTTCCCTGTTTATACGGTTCGACTAATAAATAAAACGATACAATTGGTGAAGGGTCGAGAATAAATGACACGACATTATATAAACCACGATCTTCATCTTTAAGGATACGCATCAGAACTGCCATAAAGTTTAAGAAAATAGTTCGTTTACCGCGATCATATTTTGCTTCTAAATCTCGAACCAAACCGATTCGCGAAATTGTGTCATCTTCTTGTTTTTTTACAACAGGCTTTCCAACTTTAACTTTTTGACCATTTAAAGACATTGTCCCCTTTTCAATACTCCAAATAGACATTGTATCATCACTTCGAATATATTTTAAATAAACATCACCAACCAGAACAATTGATGATTTTGTGATTGTTTTGACATCAACTTTTTGATTTAACTTATTAGTAATTTTGTCTCTGACAGAATCCCATTCTTTCGCATTATCTAATTTAATGTTAAGAATAAGGGATTTAATCATATTGTCAGATAGTTCATCATCATTCGCACATTTTTCAACAAATTCGCTCATATAAGATGTTGGAACTAGTAAAGACAAATTATTTCGCTTCCTTAAAGAATCGAGGTAACCTCGATCGTCCAAGCATTTGGCGAATTCAGGATATTCTTCAAAGAGAAACTCAAAAGTGTCCGTCATATAGAAATTTATATGATATTCCTTTAATATGGTATTTAAAAATTGAAACAATAATAGTAAATAAACATTGTCAAAAACGATGAGTTTGATAATACAGTTTATTCAATCTGCAAAATTCAGCTTTTCATATTGGAATGAAGAATCCATTTTTATCTTGAATGTTATGATCGACAAAAATTCGAATTTCAAACAGTCAGTATCTATGCAATCATTTATAACATATCTAAAAACTATAAAATTTAACATTATTAAAGTAATTTGGATGGGTATTACTCCCGATATTGCGTTGTCGGAATTTATTGAAACATTAAATGTAGTTCACAAAGAAAATTCATATACTACAAATTCCGCTGCAGAGCCAAATTATCCGATTGTATTTAATCCTTTTGAAGTAGATTCGATAAGTTCATCCAGTCGAATCTCGCAACCCCAGCAAATTTCACAACCCCAGCAAATTTCACAACCCCCATCACAAGCACGAGATCCTTTTAGTATTGATTTAAAAACGGTATTAACTCATATAAGAGATTATCCAGCACATCCAAATATGCAAGATAGCTCAGAAAAAGGTGTTGCTAAAATAAAAAATTATGTGAAATCAGTTCTTGGAAAGAATGTATCAGACGAATATTTGACGCGAATTGTATTGGAGATTATCGAACATGTCAAATCTAAAAAATAGATTTGGCTATCGTTTATTTTTTTCAATCTAACAAATATTTTTATATACCTTATATATCTCTATATATCCAACACTCACAATGCCTGGAACTATAGGTGGATTCTACCAAAACCAGGGTTTCGTTTCGGGCGGCAATGCCGGCGATGCTGAACGTGCGGTTGCGCATTTTTCAACTTACGGTGGTTCGGCTTACGAATCATCTCACGAAAAAATCATTCGTGAACTTGCACGGGAGCTGAAGACAAACCTCCGTGTTCCTGGAATCAATCCAGACGAGACAGATCTCGCAAAACTCTGCAAGGCCATTTCAACCAATCTTCCCATTGAAAAGAATGGCAAGAAAGTTTCGGCAAAATCCGAGACACAAACCAAGTTCCTCAATTCTTTGGTGAAAGTGATGAACAAGGTGTATGGTTCAGAAGTTCTTGATCCAAATCAAGATGCTGAAGTTTTGAGCAGTCAGGTGTTGGAACTCGTTTCTTCACTCTGTCACGGTCTTTCTGGTGAACACGGTGCCGTTTCTGGTGAAGTTAAACGTGTTATCAAGAATCTGAAAGATCTAGCTTTGCTTTTGGATCGCAACTACTCAACATTGTTGGGCAAAGTCGCGGACTCTCAAGATGAAACGCTCAAGAGCCAGACCAATTCCATCAAGACGGTCTATGGCCTTCTCAAGAATGAAATTAATCGCCAGATTGCCATTCTTTCCAACCTTTTCAAAACCGTTGTTGAACCGACATCTTTGGATGTTGCGACCATTATGGAAGAAAACAAGGAAATCGAAAACTGGGTTAAGCGCGTGAAAAGTCCTGGTTCATCAGACTATTCGCACAAACTCATGTTGGGTCTTCTCGGTGCCGGAAACGTTGCACTTCTCGCAAACGATGTGCGTCGCGCACTCAAAACCATCGGCATGTCCGTTTCGGACTATAAGAATGCCAAGGACATCAAACAATTGGAGGCTGAATCTGGCAAATTGATGGAAAAGAAGCTGGATCTCAAAAATCCGGATTTGACGGAAATCGGCACATTCATGCGTGCTGTTGACATTCTCCGAAATGCCGAATATTATCGTTCAGATGTTTCAAAAGAAATCGCCAAGACTGGTGGTAATGCCGCAAAAACTGGCGGTCGTTATCAGGGCGTTGACAAGCGTATCAAACGCCGTCGTAAATTGCGTGATGCAATCTTTCGCGGCTTCAACGGCGAACTGTCCACCTATTTTGATTCCATGGTTGATCAACTCGAACATGTTACCAAACAACTTTCTTCAAGCATCATCGTGACTGAACCGCTCGATCAATTCGTTTGCGCACTGTCGGCCATCCCGGACATTGGCAAGAAGTACATTTACTACTCAATTGCCGGTTACATTGATGACACCAAGGCTCGTGCTCGTCGTGAATTCTTCGTTCGCCAACTTCAGTATGTTATCTTTACAATTGACAAATTGTTGAAGATGGATACCTACAAGAATCAACATGCTTTGTTGACTAGCTTTCGTACATCAATTTCGAAAGTTTTGGAATTGGTCAACAAGTTTCAAACATATTTCGCATCTGGTTGGAAGATTTCAACAGATTCGAAAAAGGCCGTCAAACAAGGTGCCGGTATCTTCAAAGAAACTCAAAATGCCGTTGTCGGCGCCGAGATGTCCAATCAGATGGATCTCTTCAACGGTATGACAGCAACAGACGTTCAAGGTGGTGCTCTTGATGAAGTCGCGTTGCCAGAAGTCACGAAGTCTGCGTATCGCCTCAAAGAAGTTCTTGAAAGTATGCGATACTTCTACAATTTGGCAAAGGCCAAGTACAATCTCTCAAAAGCAGCCAATGAATTGACTGATTCTGAAGAAGATTACATGACCATTTTGGGTGATGGTATTGGCAAAAAGCTTGAAAATATCACCACTTATCACATGGCTCACAACAGCGGACAGTCACCATCAGTGAAACAGCAGATTGAAATGTGGAAAGCAGCCGGTCCAGCAAAGGGCGGTGTGACCGACGAAATCGCTGCTGCTCTTCAAGAATTTAACAAACACCAATTCGAGGTCAAACGTGATATGTACAAGACTGCGGAAGCTATCGAGGTTTATTTGAAAGTCTTTTCGGACGCTATTTCGAAGCACCCAGAAGAAGTCAAATCGCTTAACACGATGTTGAGTTCCATCGAACTGGTTGCCAAATGGTTTACTAACAAGTCTGGTGATCATTTGTGTGAAGTTTTCGATCAATTTCCAGCTGGTTTGAATGCTGCCCCGGCAAGTGCTGGCGAACCATTGTTGGTCGATAAGTTGATTGCTAATGAAAGCAACGAACATTACTTTGAACGTCTTTCACAAGTCATTGCATCGGGCACTGGTCAGAAATTACCCGGTATTCCATTCTTGCCGATTGGAATCAAAGAAGCAAAAAATGCGAAGAAATCAGCAGACAAAGCTTTGAAGAGCTTTACTGTTATCAAGAATTTGGTTAATTGTTTCTACGAAATCGGAAACAAGTTTGGTGGTGATGAACTTCGCAAGAAGACTCATATGTCACCAGAAGAAATCTATCGCAATTTGATGAACTATGTTTGGATCTCCGCATTTGTCAACGGTCTCGACTGTGAAGCCGGTGGTACATTCACATCAGTACCGGATTCGAATATGGCTGGTACATTGGCCGGTACAGCAAGTGTTGATTTAGCCGGCGAATTAGTGATCGGTCGTGCAGTTGGTTTGACTAGACCTCTTCCAGGCGGCGGTGCCGCGCCTGATGCTGCCAAAATTGCTCAGCAAGTTACCATGGATGGTAATATCGGCACAGATATGCGTTTTAGCAACGTGTTCGAAGAAACTGACACATTGTTTATTATGTGCATCAAATCATTGATTGCCAAACCATTGACTGTTGTTGGCATTTACAATATGTTTAATCGTCCCGATTTTCGTGTTCGCACGATGGAACCTGCTCGTATGGTTCTCGGTGGCGACGAATATCCAAAGGTCGAAAGCAATTTGGTTCCGCTCTATGTTCGTTTACCTCTTTTGGTCGAATTTTACCGCGAACTTTTCAACTTCGACGGATTCAACGGATCATTGGCCGTTTCAATGGTTCCGGAAGTTGATGGATTATTTTCATCATTTATCGAATTGATGTTCCACGATACTCAACACGTTCAACGTGGTATGTATTCTGATTCACAGGTTCGTTCGATCATCGAAGAAGTCAATCGCATTTATGCTCGTTTCGGCTCAAAGAAAGAAACTGTTGTTATGGACATCATCAACGAATTTGTTGCTGAAATTAATCGTCGTTATGGTTTGGTGGATCAAACCAATCGCAACAATTACCGCAACGAACGTCGTCGTTTACACGGTCTGGATCGTGATTTTCAAACTGCTCCTCTCGATGATGACTATCCGATTTTGCCAGGTGAAGATGAACCACGCATTCGCATGCCGGCTCCATCAGATGCTTACTTTGGAGTGAGCACTCGCAACTATCAAACAGACGCGGAACTTGATTTATCCGAGAAACAGGTCATTGATGAACTTCGTCGCAAGATCGATACCATGTTGTATCGTCAAGAAATCAATGCGAATGTTCAAGATTATCAATTCAATCAATCAATCTATCAAGCACAATCTGAATTGGGTGCTCTGAACAATGACAAAGAACGCTTTGCGGTAGTCCTTGATGCAGTTCAGGGTGTTGGAAAATATCTCCGCCATGGTGGTGTAAAAACTATTATGTTCGGTGAAACTGTAGTCAATTCACTCAATTTGTTGGGTGCTTTGTATTCACAATTAAATGCTTATCGCCAGGCAGTTTTGAACTGGAATTTGGGTGGTTTGGAAGCTGATGTTATCGAATATCTTGGAGAGACTGATAATCTCGCAGGTATCGGCTGGACTCCATTAACTGCTTGGATCACTCAAAAAGATGCAGATCGTTATGTTAAAATCGCACCAACTGTTGTGCGTTGTCTCGCCGGTACGAATGGCAATCTCGGCCGAAACGGTGGTGTTTATGCTGGTTGCACCGGTGATTTCGCTAATTTGAATGGATTAAATGCTTCCGAATTTAAACGTGATGTTATGAGTCAAAATGCTCGTGCAGCATTAGATGCTATTATTGGTCAACGAATTGTGCCAGCTGTGTTTGAAAATGTTTACCGTCTCTTGTTTGGCCAAGATACTGATTTGAACAAATTGGTTAACGTTCGCGTTGTTGATGCAGAAAACAATCAAGGCACTTTGGCTATTGATCACTCTAACCTGAAATCAAAGATCGAAAAAATGTTCGAACATGTCAAATCAACTCTTGACAAATTCCGCGGATCTGTTCCGGCTGATGATCTTGAGAAGTTTGAACGAAATGACAATGGTTCATTATACTTCTTAGAAGAACGCCTTTTGGATCAATTGATTCGAGGTGTCGAACCAGACAAAGACAGTCCCGTGTCTCTCGACATTGTCGATGGCTATGTTACATCAACTCTTGATTGTCTCAAGGTTTACCGCCAAGATTTGACTACTCAGATCGAACGTGAAATCTTAGGATTTGGTACTGCTGCAGCTGCAGCACCGCTTGCCGGTTCTCAAGGTGTTTTATCGGTAGTTATGCAACCAGCTGTTGCCGGAGTTGCGGGCCCAGCATCCGGTTTGAAGGTTCCCGCTGGTGCGCCATCGACATATGTACCTACTCTTTACAATACTGGTAACGATTTTCAAGGCGCGAAATCATTATTCTTCTTGTTCAATGAATTGTTATTCAAATATGTCAATTTGTCATTTGATCCAGCGGCACAAAAGGTGTACCGTAAATGTTTAGACAATATTGCCGGCGGAACATTCAGTGATTCGATTACTGATCCGGCCGCCAATTCATATAACGACAGTACTGCCGGTGCTTATGCTACTCTTACCGGCGCAGCTTGGAATGATATTGATCGTCGTGTCATGACATCGACAAATGCATTTATTTTACGTCACTTGTTAAATACTACAACAAGCCAGGCTCAACCGGCATTTGTTGTTCAGGATTTGGCCGACGTTCCAAGCCATATGAAAGAACGTTTCCGTGCAAATTTTCCATTTGTTGTTAAATGCGCTGATACACTCATTCGCCGCTGTGAATTGGTAAAGAACTGTCTCGCAGCCGGTTTACAAGCCGGACCTAACACAAGCATGTTAGTCAAAGTTGTCAGTCGAATCTCTCAAGGTCTTTTCTCGGTACGCAACGCTGCTGCTGATGTGATGAAAGAACTTGACGATCAGCCGAAATATCTTGAAGTTTCACAAGGTATGCTGGATTATCACCGTGGATTATATGGCGGTTTACCGTTGATGCCACTCAGTTCAACATCTTGTCTGTTGTCAAATATTACAGGTTCGGGTAATCGCGAAGATCCATATTTCAACTATGTGCAATTGCCATTCAGCACTCAGGGAACTCCATCATTCAAGTTCCGATACGGAGTTCGTCAGTTGCTTGGTCGTCCAGAATCTGCAGTTTCACTGGACCACATGCCGTGGATGAAGGAATCACTTCAGGCATACAATGGCGTCTCGGATGCCAAATTCCAAATTTCCGAAGAACAATTCCAGTCATATGTTCAATGTCACGTTGAATTGTTGCGCTATTTCGCAGATTCACGTCATATTCGAAATTTGATGATCGATGGCGGTGTTCCATCTGCACAGGATGCAGTTGGTGACAATAGTGTGGTTGCTGGTTCTCCATTTGGTATTCATTATCAACAAAAAGTTCAAGGTGTTTATTCTGTCCAGGCTGGTCGTGCCTTTTCAGATGTTCTTGCTATGACCGAAAGTTCATTTGGCCAACAAAAACGTATGGAATTGGCACAGGCAATTACCGATAGTCAGATCGCATTAAGTCGTCGAGATGTTGCTATTCGCAATTTGTTGGATTTGAACATCGTTCCTATCAATATTCGTGCTCTTATGCGCGAGGTTGTGCTTATCAATTTGTACAACTATTCATACACATTCGATCAAATGGTTGTTGATATGTTTGGTTATCATCCGTCAAGTCCGTTGGCTAATGCTTCAGTTGTTGTGCCACCATCTGAACTTCGCAATCCGAAAGATGTGTTTGTTCGTTTGTTAATTGATCCTTATCAAAGTTTGGATATGGCTACATATTATCAAAATGTACCATATATTATGTCGGGTTTGATCGGTGATGGCCTCAGTCGTCCGAAATTTATCGGTGATCAATTCTACAACAAAGCTCTTTTGGGAGAATTGTATCCGAATGTTAATACTTATGTTACATACGATGGTCAACAAACTTATCATGATGGTACTAGACCTGGCGTTGCATCAGATAAGGGCTATGGTTTGGGACCTGGTCCAGCACGTGTTGCAAATACAACTATGGCACGTACAATTGCGGCTGTGAATATGCCTAGTGTCATCGACGGTGTTGTTAATGCTACAGGTGTAGGGGTCGGCGCTGTCGGAGATGCTGTTCGTTTTACACAAAGCGTTTATAATGCTATTATTGAAGCCGAACCAAAAACTAAAGCATCTCTTCTTGCAACTGTTAATGGTGTGACTGCTCCGGCAGCATTAAGCTCAAAAGATGAAGGTTTATTACGATTTGTTGCGATTTTGATTGCAGATTTATCCGATCGAATTACCAAACAAAAATTGACAGATTCCGATATAATAAACACAGCTCGAAATGTTGCTGGCGTATTAAATGCGGTACAACCAGCTCCAACCACATTGGAAGCTGTTATACCTACTATTCCGACATTTAAAGCCGGTCCGTATACAAAATTATATGGTGATGTTAAAATATCACACAACGGCGCGGCTATTGCACTTCCAACCATTGAAAGATTGTTCCGAAGCAACTTTGCAGGTGCTCGTAAATTGACTGGTCCAGGTACTGCAAATACTGCGATGGCAAATTTGTTCCGTGGTGAAATGATGACTTATATCAAAGATTCGGCGCGTGATTATGGTGATCGCGTTTCCGAAGTTCAAGTTGGCCCGAATTATCGTCAGGCCCTCAAAGTTATCGGCAAATTGCGCTTTGATACTAAACTTGCTCGTAACTTATCATTCGTTATTATGTGCCAACGTACAATGCGCTTGAAACTGCACCGGGAGTTGTCGTGGAACAAACGCGTTGCTTCAGGTGCCACGCTTGTCGATGAAGCCTTTACTGAAATTGACAATGATCGTTCGTCTTTTGATCCAAAGGAAAAGGCGAGCAAGAAAGGTGATTACAAATTGTAAAGCGAACTTTGAAAAGTTCGATCAAACTAAAACACTTATTCAAAAAAGAATAGGTGTTATTTTTTTCCCTTGTCCAAAAATTGAATATGAATAGTTTAAATATACAACCAATATTTGAAATATGGACATCAATACACCATCTTATATCAAACTTGATTCACTTATCACAAATCTTTCCAATAAACCTATCATCAAAATTCTTAAAGAACATGGGAAAGTCTATCTTGTCGGCGGTGCTATTAGGTCTATTTTGGGAAATGAGACGCCTAATGATATAGACCTATTCGTAACTATGGATGTTGAGAGTATTATTAATCTAATCGACCAACTTAAAAAAGCTGATTTTATGGTTCGACATGAACTTAAACGTGATTATGAGGGATGGTCAACTAAGGATTTGATTATGATTCATCCCACCAACAAAACTATGAAAGAATCCTATGATATTGCTATCGGACATAGTACGTCTACTCATACACATGATTTTGATGTGAATAGTCTATTTGTCGAACTACAACCAAGTCATGCCCCACCTCCGGAAAACAGAATACTTCATACCGGTGAACGTGGAATGCTGGGGTCAATATCCAGCACAAATCTACAAACCATTATTGAACATATCAATGAAAAGAAATTGAGTTTTGATTGTACCATCGAAAGTCTTAGAAAAAATGTAACTACAATTTACGGTCCGGGACAATTAATGAAACGTTTGATGAAAAGAATCAATTATGGTTGGACTATCGTGAATAATCCGGTGAATATAATTATTGTAGAATATTTGCTCAATGTTGTTCATTCGGGCTTGTATAGACAAAATGCATTTAAACGTGAATGTGGATTGGCAATCGCTAATCTAATGAAATTTATGATGGATGTTAATTTTGATCTCAAATCATTCGTTCGCGAAGAGGAATCAGATTTTTCAAAGCGAAATGAACATGATATTGATCGCAAAATACGTTATTTTACAAATATATTAAATCAGGTTGCAAATAAACGTACCAAAATGTTCGATACAGAACTTTGCAAAAAAATTATGATATATTGCGATATCAAATATGAAAAATGGGATGTTGGCGAGCATGAATATATGGGGGTTTATTCACTGCCGATAAACCCTCTATAATATCATCTTGATTTATTTTTTGAACATGAATTAAAAATGTGTTTGATCGAGCTTTTCAAAGATCGTTATAACCATTGAAATGAATTAATCCATGCTGATAAGAATATAATTCCAGATGTTATGGTTATACTTTTTTGTATAATTTCCTTATTATCGAATTTGAAACCAGCCATACCAAATTGAAACCAATCCTCTTTTAACTCATTACTTATCGTTTGCCACTTTTGCATTGCCCACATTCGATTTTGAATATGAAGAATTGTGGGAATTTGTTTACGTGATGCACTTACCATATCGGGAGCATACATTTGAAGTTTGAGAGTGTTACCTTTTTCTATGTCGAAGTTTTTTGTATCGCGAACATTATTAATATAACGAAACATATAATTAGGAGTTTGCAACACTTCCATTACACTACTTTGTTTATTTGAAAGAACATACATAAAATATAAAAACATAAGATGACATAACGCATAAACAATAATATAAAATGTTAAATATGCATCAATCTGATGTGAATCTATTATAGGACCAATACCAATACCGCCTAATATAGCCATCGATGTATAAAACCCTTGTATGTGTTCCACCGATGTTTTTATAATATATTTTAACTGAATGATTTGTGTTCCAACATCGTCAATTCCAACCATATTCCAACAAGCCTGTACTAATTCATCATTTATTTTTGTAAGATCGATGCTATGTTTACGCAACACAATCCAAAATATTGAAACATTAATCGCAAATGGAATACTTGATATTATCCATGTTATTATGACGATTGCTAATATACCATCATTTGTTCCATATTGATTAATGTTTTGATCCGGCAAAGTTTTATAACTGCTTGGAATAGATTTAGTGATCACTAGAATAACTGTAAATACTGATGTTGTTAATACGATGGTAAGTATTACAAATATACATATTTTTAACTTCGGAATAGAGATTGAATTACTCTTGCTTGTTGAAATAATTGTGTCAAAATGCTTTGTTCTAATATAACGTGCTCCTAATATATATTGAATCGGTAAAATCGTATAAAATGCTAGATATGAATACTTTAAGGGCGATTCCGATTTAATGGCATCGTATATTGATATAAAAAACGGTATTGATATAAACGCACACATCAGAAAAGAATGAATATTACATATCAAAGTTTCGAAATATATATTCGGTATCTTCAACGGTAAATATCCTATGACAGTCAACAGTTTTGTTGTAAATCCCATTGTAAAAGATAATCTTTTACGCTATATTCTTCTAAAAAAATAAATGCTTGTTTAAAGCATATCATTGAATAATTCGGGATTTTTTGCGTAACGAGAATCCAACATTTCCACGAGGGTTTTATTTGACAATTTTAAATGACTAACCAATTCGCCATAATGATGCGGATCTCGTTTTTCATAAATTTTAATTTTGTCATTATTTTCTTCAATCATATCTAGAAATGCTAATTCTTCTTCTTGAGAGTTATTAATTCGTTTGTGATAATCTCTTAACAGTCGCAAATAACACGCTCTTAAATTAACGTCGTGTGGATATGACATATTCGTATTTTAATGATATTTAGACTCTTATTAATCAATTTATATAATCTGACCTAGGTCAACTGGAATTTTAATAAGTTTGATCGAACTTTTCTAAAGTTCGTTATGAAACTAAAACTAGTAGGACTATTTTCGGGATTTGACAAATATGGTCGTATGATATTTGTTAAAGAGAAGACAGCGGAAGGTAAAGAAAGTATGGATAAAATTTGGACAATACAGAAAAGAATTGATGGTCGATCTCCTATTACACCACGTGGATTTTCTGTTGTATTATCGAAAAAATTAAAAGCTAGTCAATCTCAAATGGACGATATTAACGCGTGTATTGGTTGTCATTGCACTATTAGAGCAAGTGTACGAGAATATAATTTCATAAACAAAGAAGGTGTTGAAATGATAGGTTTCACGTTGGAATTATCAAATTCATATAATCTTTCAAAATAAAAATGGATCTTAAAAAATGAAACATATTTAACCATATCAAATCGAAACACCATCTAAAAATGAGTGAAGAAGAACTTGAATCAAAAACGAAAAAGATTCGCATTTTAACGAATTATAATAAAAAATTACTACCACCACCAGTTGGTCGAAATAATCCGGGCGTATATTGTTTCTTTAATGCATTAATGTCAGCATTACATAGCTGTCCTGTATTTATAAAACGCATGGCCGAAGCAGCACAGAACTCGGAGTCTCACAGTTTCTGTCGATCATTTACACAAGAATATAATCAAGTTAAAGACTTCGCACCTCGTGAAATCATTAAATCATCAAATCTTGTCGATCATTTAATGAATGGACTCAAAAATAGTGAAGCCACAAAAGATACCGACTATTATAGACGCATTCAACAATCTGACCCAATCGAGGGATTGGAACTTATGTTAGCAATGTTGGAGGGAAAAAATCCGGAAATTCGGAATATATTTCAATATCGATATGCGAGATCCATTAAATGTATGAAATGTGGTCAAGTGTGTCTTTACAATAAATATCGTGAACGAATTCATCGTATGTTCAAAATACATCCTGTTGACGATCCAAATGCTTCAAATGATGATATTTTCATTTCGAATCTGGAAATGTATATAGATAAAATTGAGGATATGAGTTGTCCAATTTGTAATGGTTGGATTAAAAAAGCAGGTGAAATTGACAATGTTACACGCGATACAAAAAATGCAATTAAAACAACCGGTATTACGAAAGATAAATTATCAGTAATTCCAGAAGTTATTGGTATTCAGATTAATCATCGTTGGGATATCATCACAAATAAAAATGTTAAAAAGAATCAATATTTTCCTATGGAACTCAAATTTAAAAAAGTTGGCGAAGATGCATTCTTACATTACAAATTAATCGCTCAAATTGAACAATCCGGCACATCTAGAGGTGGACATTATTGGACGCGATGTTTGAGATCAGATGGAGTATATTTGATTGATGATTCAACGGTCCGAAAGAGTAAATTCGAACATACTTCGGAAACATGTTTTGTGATGTATCATCATTATATTCCCGACCTTATTGCATAAATGCGTGGTCGATCAAACAAAATTTGCATAAATTGATTTTTTGTTATTCTAAATTAGACAACAATCAAAACAATGAACAACGTCGAACAACTCGAAAAACAAACCAACAACGTGATCGACAACGCGCTAAACAACAGCAAATCACTCGAAGAACAGTCGGGATTTGCAATTCTTAGCGGTGATGCGAAAATCATTCATGATTTGATAGAATCGTCAATGAGACTGTTGAAAACATTGAAAACATTGAAAAAAGAATGTGAAACAGTCAACGAACTGAAAGCGGTGATTGCTAAATTGCAAAAAACCGGCGATGAAAAGTGTTGATTTTTTTGATAAAAAAATGATGTATCGACTTTCGATATTGGTTCATTGCATAAAACACACATCCATTTACAGGACATTTGTTGATAAAGTTATATCTATAACGGTCGTTTGTTTAGTATGATTTCCCGAAACACTCTAAAAAATATGTGTCCATCAATATGGGTTAAATCGAACTCCGGTAAACCTGGAAGGTTATTAGACAAAGTTTCCGACAACCAATTGATTGCCCTCGGCATAGTCACGTTCGTCAATATCCGGTACTTGACGAGATGAAACACCAATCGGAACACGCGTCGGGCGACTGCGCAGACCAACAGTTGGAACAAGGAATGCTTGTTCAGTTTCAGATCGCAAGTTAAAGTTTGAACCATAATATGGTTTGAGATTTGGATCTTCATACCATTCTCGATGATTTTCGGCGGTTGATTTGTCAATACCAACGCTGCGAATATAGTCGTCGTGCGACATCACTGTATCTTTGGAAGCGTCAGCTTGCCACGCGACACCTTTACCGACAGTGTCTTTATTATAACCATATGGTCGTGAACTAAAAGCTTCGGATACTTCTTTACTCACAGATGCAGTTACATTTTCGACAACGGGTTGTTGGCCACATTTGCATGCTCCGGCGCAACCACATCCTGATCGCCATTTCTTGCACATATCACTGTGCGCTAACAATACAATGAGCACAACTATCAGAACGCCCAACAAAAAGTTCTTATGCATATTGATAATATATTATATGAACATAAACTTTGTTAAAATAATTTTAACTGACCTTTTAGAAAAAGGTTAATCAAAATACTATAAGAACAAAAAAATGATTTTTTATATATCGGTATATCATATCTATTATAAGAGATAGAAGATGTTTAAAGTTGAAAATGGTAAATTTGTCAAGGATATAGAATTTGGTATTATCCCTAGTAAAATACATGAATGGCGGTGGACAGTCTATAAAGCATCTGATGTTACAGTAGTCAGAGGAGAAATTCCCGATATTGAATTAGATGTTTCGGATATATCACCATCTATACTTTTCGCATGTATTAACAATTCATACGCGAAAGGATATTCTGAATGTGTCGGATTAGATATAACATTAGATACATTTTCAAAATTTATGGTAAAAATCACAATAAATACAAAAAAATAAATTGATAGTTTAAAATAGTGGAATATCAATTCCGGATACGATCTTTTTTATATCAGCCTTTTTGGCTAATTCAACCTTTTCCATTGGCTCATCATCTCCGGATTTTTGTTTCTTCTTAAATTCGATTCTATTCACCAATTGAGCATTCCATCTCTTTAATGTTTCCATACTTACATATCGCTCGTGTAATTTAGTCAATTTCTTCAAATCCTCCTTGTATCCTTCTGGAACAACAATCTTTTTAGTTTCTTTTGATAATGCTTTGGCAAATTTTGCTTCACCATAATCTTTAATAGTTTTGTTATCATCAATGCCTACTTCTTTTCGAAGTTTGAGAATAATATTCTTTGTCTGCTTATTTTGTTTCTTTGCCAATTTCGACAATTTCGGAATAATGATATTAGATTCATCAATAATTTTCTGAATTTCGGTCTTGATATATTGATTTCTCATTCTGAGAATATTTCTATCATTCTTAACATACAATTTATCCAATTCATGTGGAGTATGTTTTTTGCACAATTCATCGACCGCATCAAATACTCTGGTCTTAAATGCTTTTGTTGTTGATAATGACTGTGCTTCTTTTATTGCCGACGATTTAAAATCATCAATCGGATCATCTCGCAATTTGCTCAATATATTGATATTGCTACCATACATCTCATCGGTCGTTTTTCTGATTGCATCAACTACTTGAGTATAAACAAACTTGGATGATTTAGAGTCGAATTTGTATCCAGTCAATAATTTTGCTGCGATTTTCTTCAAATAAGCTTTTGCTTTAGACATTCGTTTATTGTCAATAGTTTTCATATATTTTTTGTCTTTATCTCTCTTTTTATCAAAAGGCACATCAAACTCTTTATGCCACGAGATAAATCGAGCAAATTGGCCGATAGCTGTACCGCCAGAACCTGCAAATCCACTAATGTAGAATAATAAGTTCGGCTTCATTTTCTGTTCTTCAGCAACCTGTAATAGTTCCATCATTTCACCTTTCTTCTTTGTGACCTTTTTACCATCAATTGATGTATAATATGGATTTTGATCAACAACTAGAAAGTGAACACGCTCGTTTGGTTTCGGTCGATCCTTTTTCGGGAGTCTGGCAATAAATGTTTGCAATGTCGGTTGTGCTTTTTTCGGTCTCCATTCCGCACTTTGAGCGAAGTCGGACAATTTCCATTCGCGTTTGGTTAATTCTTCAAATTTCGACACAACCAAATCTTTGAGATCGAGCTCATTATTAATATCCATAGCACTCCATTGGAGTTCGCCAATCATAGTTTTAATGAATTGTGGGAAGCCACGCTTGATATTTGCAATACCTCGAATGAATAATTTCGGAGGTTTGAAGTTGACAACACCTTCATGTGGAATACCGAAATACATTTTCTTTGCAAGAAATACTACTGGAAACAAAACTTCCTCATATGCCATCGCGAGATAGCCTGTACCATTATCTGCTTTAAGAAAAGCCGCAACTTTATCTTTAAATTCATTAAGTTCTTTCATCGTTGTTTGTACCATTCTGGTCCAATATTCGATTTTCGTAATTTTACCTATTCTGAATAGTTCATCTTCTTCAACATATACGGAATCTGGCGGTGTGATATAAAGTGAATCAGTATCACCATATTTAACCTTATAACCATGTTCTGTGCAGAACTTATGCACTTTTTCTAAATTGGCTCGACCAGATGTTGTAACACCACCTGCCAACAATAGTCTGAAAAGAGGTGATTGCGAAAATCCCATCAATCCATAGAAAGTATTCATGAAAACCTTCAATGCCTTTTGTTTGGCATTAACATAATCGAAAATCTTTTTAACTTCTTCATATTCAATTGACATTTCTTCATATTTCTTCGCCAATACTTCTTTGTCCAATGTATTCGAATCATCTTGTTTCTTTTTGTTTTCTGTCATTTCTTTTCCGATATGTTCCATTTTTTCCGCATATGGTTTAATTTCAGCTTTCATGACTTTTCTTGCATCAAACAATTCACCCAAGATTGTTGCATAGATGCCTGTTTTCTCCGGCTTATTTTCATGCCAAACTGTCCAACCTTCGATAGTTGTCCCTTTTGGACCTGGGAACTTAATATGATGAAGTTTGTGACCTTCTTTTTCTAATTTCTCTTTTCGTTCTTTTGATGTAACAATATACTCTGGTGAGAAATTGTATGTACGAATAAGAGATGGATATAGTGATGCGAAATCTAGACCGGTAACTGGACGTTTATTTTCCAATCCTGTTTCCGGTTCGACTACATATGCACCAATAAATTGGAAATCTGGATCGACTGCAATAGTTCTGTCGACAATTGTTGAAAATTCCAAACCGGCCTTGAAAGCACAGTGTAAAATCAGATTGGTCACTTTCATACCATCTGCAATATAAATACCATCATACATCGTGGTAAAACTTCGAATACCCACTTCTCGCATATCCGGAATAAGATTCTTATTTAACATCAAAAGTTGACATCTATCAGAATCTACAATACAATAATCCATAACTTCCGCCATTTCTTTTTTGGCAGTTTCAATGAATTTTTCGCATTCTTTTTTGAGTTCATCACCCTTCAAATCATTATTTAATGATTTAACATATTCTTTCACAGTATCCTCATCCATATCAGAGTTTTTGAAACGTCTAGCAATCATAATATGATCAATCGGATCTTTACTTGGTAATTTACATTTTGCAAGAAAATATTTGAGACTGTATTCCTCATCATTCTTGAATAATTGTCGAAATTTAATACATGTATCTATGCATTCATAACCTGGAAAACGCATATTAATGCATGTCATTTTCCTTTCCGCATCTAGTTTAATATCAACTTTGCGAACATTCCATTTTTTCATTTGAACAACATTCGGTACTTCTCGCATAATCGACAAACATTTGCCGGCTGTTGCGAATAATCCATATTTATCAGTTCGACTAATAAGCCATGGCCAATCATATCCACCTCCATTAAATTCGGAAATGAAATCTGGTTGAAATTTCTCGATAATTTGATAAATTGCAATAATCAAATCTTTCTCAGTTTTGCATTTGATAACATCGTATGGTCGTTCTGTCATATCTTTCGTACAAACGCCAATTTTGTAAAACGGAACCTTTTCAGATCTCCAGAAACATGATATACCACATTGGAAGGTTTCCGCTTTTTGATCATCCGGTAATGGTGCACCGCCTTCGGTTGAATAAGAATGTGTTTCAAAATCAAAACATAGTACAAGAGTCTTATCATCTGCATACTTTTTATTTTCCGGTTTCTTTTTATCAACATTGTTCCAACGAATATTTTTCGAATCAACCTTAATAAGATATGGTGCTTTCGAATTAGTTTTCGATTTATCCACAACATATGTTTTAATTATATTCCAATCAATTAAACTAAGCTTATCATCGCCTTCTCGACATGCTTTGCGATAGTGATGAGTTTGATCATCAAATGCTGTTTGATATTTTTCTTCAACAACTTTCTTACTATTTCCTTCTTTGTCGAAAATTGTGTATTTATATTTGTTATGTTGAAAATATTCGATCGCTTTCTTTCGATCTTGCATCTTTTTAAAATAAATTCGATAATATGTATCCTTAATATCGAATTCAAATGGATAACGACCAATATGTGATTCGATTTTTGTATATATACATCCAGCTTTGCTAAGCATAATTTTTAAATCGTTCATAAATAATTTGGCTTGTTTTCCATTCGGCAATCGTAAATCGAAGAATAAAGGAACATTCTTCACAATAACAGTGGCTTTGTCGCCAGATATTAATGCACCGTGAAGGTGAATTTCATAATCACGAAATGGTAACGATTCAGCTACAGATACTGGCATAAAATCTAATGCCTTACCTGTCTTAATACATTCATCTATTTTCTTCCGTTCGGTTTTATCGACAAAATCCGCACGAGTTGGAATCCGATCAATGGTTTTGAAACATGATTTAGATTCTTTTAATTTTTTAAAACTTTTTGCATATTCTGGATCTTCTGGCATAGGAACGTAATATACGAAAACGTTCTTTCAATCTTTATAATAAATATCGATCAGATTTCTTCGAACTAACGTGTCTGGAGCTTCAAAAAAAATGAAATATATAATTCCACATTAAAGCTTCAAACATGGAAAACGAATTATATAACCTGCATTGTTATTTTGAGAATACGAGTTTTAAAGGATGGCAGATTTCAAAACACAAAATGATGAAAAATTCACCCGAAATGTTTATCGTTAAAATTGGTCTCCAATATCTTCACGTGTATGTTAATGGAGAGGATGACTATACAGTTAGTTTACATTTGTTGGATCTTAAGACTGGCGAGAAACAACGTATTTCGGCAGATTTTCGAGAATCATCTCTGGCGAATATTTTGGATAAAATAATCCCATCTATGCAAAATCCGGAAAATTCTTTGGAATAGAAATTTTTTCTAGATTTGAAGTGAATTATCAAAATACGGATTGTAATCTAATGCTAATCCACAATAGTCGATAGGATATAGCATATAATCGACTGGTTTATATAACCCAATCTCGATAGCTTCTCCCAATAAGAATTTAAAGTTTTTCCAAAAGGGTTTATCATGGCCGAATAAATCTGTAAACAAATGCGATATTTCATGAATCACTACAAACATTACAGTATTAGTATCGATGAATTCATTATTTTTTGTGTATTTATGTCGTAAACATATGTTGAAGGTTTGTCCTTTGTTTTCTGTGTAAGATGTATAATTTCGAATATTATGTGGACTATTCTCGACAAGAGCATCCGGGTTGAAATTGTTTAATAAAAATTGTACTTTAACATAATTTGGATTGGATGCATCAGTATATTTCGTTTTTAAATGTCTTAATAAGGAAATTATTCCCTCATGAACAATCGCCATGTTATCAGCTGCTGCTTGAATATCTTCATGAGCATTGTTCATCAAATATGGTTCGTTATTTATTCTGGAATATACCACACTCGTATTATATGTGCTGTATTTGTATGCAGTCCATAATATATACATCATACATACTATTATGATTGCGGCCAAATATCGCCAACCAAATTTGTCTGACATTTATTAATATATAAAGAAGATGAATTTAATTTGATACCAGAATTAGTACAAACATACACATATAGCATATCTTCCCAATATTGGAAAGATAATGGACCTGTTACAAAATCCGGTAAGGATTCATGTAGTTAGAGATAATGTGATCATAACAACATATTTGTTCGTCGGAGATGTACCCCCTGACATCTTTTCAGAAATAAAGAAAAAACCTACAAAATCAGCAAAACTGGAATCATATTACGGGAAATCTTGGAAATCAAAATTAGGATTTGAAGATGCACATATTAAAGGCGGATCTGAAGAAAATGCTTTAGATGAAATAGACAATATCACTGTCGATGTGTCAGATTTGGAGAATGCCAGAGATACGGATATGAATATATTCGATGAGAACTCCCTCATTGTTCCAGAGCCAAGTGTTTCAAAAGTTCAAACAGATATAAAAGTTGAAAAAGATGTCGAAGATGATGGTGATGTCATAGATATTGAAACTGTTGATATTTTCGGCGAAACTACAAAAAAAGACCCGACTGGTTCTGGCAATCTTGTTGTTTCAAAAATGATGATCTATCCCGAAGATCGTATCAGTGAATTTAAAGAAAAAATATATGTCGAAACTGGAATCATGCCGTGTAAACAGCATATTTATTACATTTCCCAAAAAATGTCATATCCCATGAGTTATCAAATCAATGCTGACTCGCGCATCATTGTTGATATTCGTGAGATTAATTCCCCTCAAAATCAAGAGGGTGACCAAATAGAAGGATTACCTATCGACGCGTATTTGTATAAGAAGCGAGATGATATCAAAGTATACTCATTTGATCATTTTAAAACAGTTGGTCAATTATATGTCAAACATTTGCAAACTGAATACTTTTTGGTCGATTTAGACGATTACATTAAACCTATAAGGGCAAAATTGGCAGAGATCATTAAAGATAAGTTTCAAATGGATATGGTTTATTATGGGTTCATTATTAAATATTGGCCTATGATAACAATTGAGTCATTTCCCGATCTTTTCACATCTGAGATGGTTGATAAATATCCAGATCTTGCTCCAGATAAGTCCACTTTAAAACATAAATACGACATTGAACAGAAAACTATCGACGGTTTATATTCAACTACTCCATCAAATATGCATAAAATGTCCATTACATCGGCGATATTAAATGTCGATGTTAATCGACACGGTTACAAGACTAAATTAAATATTCGCAATATATTTGATAGATTCGTGTTAGATTCAATAGTCCATCATATAAAAGTTCTGTTGTATCATGGTGGCAAAACTTTTATCCTCAGCAAATCATATGCTGGTTTATATCACAAATACAAACTAACCCACATAAATTCCATGTTGTTATTTGTCTCAACTTCAATAGACATGGAAGATACTTCTAAATATGTTATTCTTCAAATATACGATAATGGTAAATATCAAATTCGTACAACATGGGGTGAAGAATTAGAAATGGATTTTGAGAAGATTCATCAAATTGTCCGCAAATATATTGATCCAGTTATTGATCAAATTAATGAAATGGGAATGTATGTTTTTAGTAATACTATCCGTTTACGAAAGCCCGAAAAACATCTAATACAGTATACTGGCCTAAATATGAACATTTATTGGCGAAGGATGATCGTTCCATCTGATTTTAAGATTATTCGAGAAGCAACAAATCCTCTTGTTTCCGCCGGAATTTTACAATCACGCCCATCGAATATGTCCGGTATATTGGAATTTCATTTCATGAAAGGAATAACCGAATATGACATCCGCAATTTAGAACGAACTCATGATATGAAAAACTATTATGCTTATTTGACAGATTCTCGTATCAAACAGCGTTGGGAATATTTATTCAAAAAAGGTCGATTGATGAAAATAACACATCGCACATCCGATATTAAAATCGAGATACAAGGAGTTCGAGAAAAAGAGTTTGATGTTGTTTATGAATATGTGACACGTATGATGATGGGTATTGATGGTAAATTCTCAAAACCATCCAGTGAACGAGCAGTTAAGAAAAAACTTAATGCTCTGAAGGAAATGGATCCCGAAGCATATGATTTTCGTCGCAGCGATAATGCTATGGTTTATTCGCGATTATGTCAACATAAAGATCAGCCGGTTATGTATTCCATGGAAGAATTCGGAAAAATGAAACAAGATCAGAAAAACAAACTTTTCGAATATTGGAACTTTACTCGTAGCGAGAAAGCATACTTTGCATGTCCTGATGTTAGAAAACCATATATTAGTTTTATTGTTAATAAGCATCCCAAAGACTTTTGTTTAATTTGCTGCAAAATTACACCATCTGATCCTGAAATCGTAAAAAATAAAAATATCAAGAAAACACAAATCTACAATGCTTGTAAAGAAGAACACCATTACAGTGGAAATAAAGTTATCAGACAAAAATCAAAATATATTATGACATATGGAAAGGACATTGATACAGGCCGTATCAGCCATCTTCCAGACGAAACTATCGCGCCATTGTTTAAAGATACAATATACGATTATTCTCTTAATAAAGAAGATCCAAACATTAATTTCGAATTATGCAATACAAAATCATATTATCTTTATGGAACAGAACAACATATCGGAATGGTTACATATGCCGGCGCTATTGTATCTATTGCTCATGCTATGAATATTTCAATGATTGAGTTGGTCGGTATGTGCATCACACATCTTAAATCATTCGGATTCGAAATTTTGTTAGAAGGTGATTTATACAATCATTTTCAAGATGTAAAGGATTTGATTCAAACCATTCAAAGTTTATTTGTAGAATCAAATGTTAAGGTTGTTGTACATCCATTTAATAAATGGAATGAATTATTCATCGACATGGTTAAATTATATTTCCAAACAACAGTATTAATGTTTGAAGACATCGGGCATAACAACATAGATTTTATCATATCGCCGAATATCAAACGAACTGATGAATTAATATCGACACAGCACAATTTCATTATTATGTTAAAGAAAGCCTATTATTACTATCCAATTTACATTATTGAACCTGAAAAGTTCTTTAAGGATGAAGTGGTTGAACGACGTATGTTTGAATATAAAGACGGTGCAATCACTAAAATTGTTAATATGGTTAATTATAGTTTAGATAAAGAAGAGAAAATACATTCTTCGATCGATTTGAATATCATACAAGATTTTGTATTGCAAAGTTCGAACAAGAAACGTAAATATGAATTTCATAAGCAATTCATCAATACTCGCAATTTGATATATGGAACTATATTGTCTTGTGGGAATGAATTCATATATGTTCCTGTTGACTTCTCTTACTATTCTATGACAAAAATTCCACTTGATTATGTATTTATTCGGAAAAATTATACTTTGAATTTGACAGCATTAAATCAATTTGTGGAAGATTACAACAAATATATTTTGGAAGTGTCGGTTGGTCGAAATTTGTTTACGTCCGAATACATCGAATCTTCTGAATCTCTAAAAAAGAAAATGAAACCTGAACAATGCGTAATTCCTTATTATCCATTTATCAAACCATCAAAGGGAGTCAAAGTCGGAAAACAAACAATTGGATTTATTTCCGGTGGCATGACATTTTATCATAATGGAGTCGTAAAATCGCCATTTGTTGTCGACTCAATTGTATTAAATTATGATCCAGATTATGTCAATAAAACAATCAGCACATATGGTGAAAACGAAAAACTCGAAGATAAACGTATGGAAAAGTTGGGTAAAAGTTTGTACGAACACAATATTTACCAAATAACTGTAATGGAATTTATGAAAGCATTTAATCAGCAAAAAAATACTAAAATACGCAAAGCTTTGATTGATTTAATAAAAAAGACCAACTTCAAATCTAATTTGTCACATTTCATCAAAGAGTTCAATGAGATATTAGAAAAATATCCTAATGATGCCGGATATATCAGAACTCAAATTAACGAATTTTATAATGTTCATCTCGACAAATCTATCTTAATCGAACATATAGCTGGTACATACTATGATTTTGACAGAGTTGATCTTGGAGATGATCCAAAGAAAGAATTAAAGAAAATAGCCGCTAAATTTACCAAAATTGGCGATCCGAAAGTTGGACATTTCCCCAATATTATGGTCCCATGTGAGGATTCTGACGCATCTTATTGCGTTAATCAAAAGTTAGTGATTCCAGTAAAGAAATTAGACGAAATAATTAACATATTTGCTGATATTATACGAAACAAATTTTTCGAAACATATATTGGTTATGTTGCTTTTATGAATAATACTCGCGATTATTTCAACTTTGAAAAAAGAATGAGTGAAGAAATCGAAATACAGCCTTATGTCATCTGATTAGATAATCGTATTCAAGAAAATACATGAGTGACGTTTTACTTTCATAAATTATAGTGCTCTTAAAAAAAATAGAAAACACAACACAATTTCCTGATATTAGAACGATAATCAATAATTAAAATACATCGTTGTTTCGATATTTTTTCTCTAAATCTATCGATAATCTTTTGTTGATCCACTTCTTTACGCGTTTTATAAATCGTCTCCATATTTGTTGATGTATAATATAAAGATAATAATCATTTTTAATATAAGTGTCTATATAAAGCGATGACCGAAGAATTCAAAATCCAATCATATCGAATCGTAGATTTGCCGACATATATTACGTGTAATGTTTTGAAACATATTCAATACGATGTCAAAGTTTGGGAGACCTTTTTGGCATTAATGGGAGCTGATAAGACAAACAACAATACTGGAAATTACATGTGGTTCCTCGAAATTTGTTCCGACACAAATATGACACTTCATGATATCATCGGACATATGAAGCGATCAGGAGATTCAGGAGCCGTTAAACGACGATTAGGCGAAGTTGTTGATCAAATTCGAAATTCACACCAATACCAATTAGAAAAAAGAATCGAAATACTGGAGGCAAAGATCGCTTCGAATTAAAAGAATCAATCACTATCATTTTTATGACCCATTTTTTCAGTTCCCAATCGTTCTTTAAGTACCATCGCTAAATACCATGTGATATAATGTGATAAACTACAACAAATCATCATAATATCAATGGTGGACCAATCAAAAGCCCCTACTGAAAATACTGTCAAAAATATTTGTATTTGAACACCAAATAAATGATATTCAGACATATTGTACGTTTTGGTAACACACCTATCAATTAAGTCAAGATCGGCAAGTATATCCGGATTTGATATTTCTTTATATAAATAAATTGATTGGCGACTATTTTTTCCGGATTCGAAACACAATAACGCAAATGCACTCAAATAAAACAATTCGTAGTAAATATTGATATTGAATCGCCATCCAAGATCCATAATAACAACAATCACCATAATAAGATAAATTACTGTATTGACAAAGTGGGAATTACGCACATTAAAAGAATTATTAACAGTTTCGATTGCGAACATTTATATTACAACCAGAATTAATCTAGTTGTAATCAAATCAATTTTTTATATAAACCCATATTTCACAATTTATATAACCTATGTCGGACATTAGAGAAGGATATTACAATCTTCAAGTTGATAAATTCAAAGATCGATTGAAAAAAATACGGGCTATCATCGTTATCTATAATAATGTTATTAATGCTAATCCAACTCTATCTAATCTAATTGGAAAACATTTGGCAACGTATAATCAAATTAGTGAATTTGGCAATATTATAATCAAATCCCAAAATGATATCGACTATTATGCCAGAATTATAGGCGATTTCGAAGCAGCTTTAAAATCAGGTTATGAAATAATCAACATGATATATCCGCATATTAATAATATACTCACTGTAAACAAATTACTCGACCTATTTAAAAATTCATCATAAAAGTAAGAACACCTCAAATATAAATGACGGATAATACGGAAAAACCCCTGATAAATCCATCGATAAATCCCCAGCCAAATAGTCCAAAAGTAGAAATGTTCACTGCCAAATTTAAACCATTTACGTCATTCGGATTCAATAATGTACAACCTTCTATGACACCAAAATATGAAATAACCAAATATGGTGATTTTAAAGTAACAATGGTTCCGAATCATTCAAAAGAACAAACCACTGAAAGTTCGAAATAATCAATTCTATTAAAAATCGTTATTATTTTTTTGTCTAAATTTTATTCTCGTCTTATATAAACCCGCTAAAACCACAAAACTTACAAAATGTCCTCTTTCCCTTCAGCCAGCACACAATATGATCCCGCCGATGTCGATGCTCAAATTGCCGACTTTCGTGCCGAACTCGCCGACGAAAAAGCCCTCGCCGCGACTCTCGATGACACAGCTGCTGACCAAAAGTTGGCTGATGCCACTGCTTTCTTGACCAACAACTCGCCACTTGTCGATTCACAACTCACCGAACTCAAAAGTTTGGATGGTGAGTTGCGTGCCATCGTTGACGAAAACAAACGTCGCGTTGCCAAAGACAAGGCTTACGACGATTTGATCAACTCACAGCCTTATTTGGCTTTGGCTGACAAATTGCTCGAACTCAAGACAACCGCCAAAGCCCTCCATCAGTTCCTCGTCGATGCCGGTGTGCGTGGACAACCCCGAGCACGCTCGGCCCCCTCTACGAAAAGCGCTAACTCACAATAAAGGGCTCTTTGATTCCCTTAATTCTGTTGTAAATACAATCTTCCAAACACCCGCTTTCGTTTCACGTCCACCCACTACAACTTCCCCTTACCTTACATCCAACAATGCTTTTTCTTCATCACACCAACCCATTAACACTTGTACAACAATGGGAGGTATAACTACATACAACTCTTATGCGGTAAATTTATTGATAAAAAAGAATACGCGCAAAGCCTATGCGATCTTAGAACAATTAAGACGTATGGAACGTAAACTCGATCGTATCAAACTTCCCAAATTTCGAAAACGAACTTCAGAACCACACCATCACTAAAATTCCAAAAAGCATTTTTATTTTCAAAAAAACCACTTTTTTTCTAGATTAGTCTTAGACTGCTTTTGTCGAATTATCGGGATCTTCATCTGCTTCTATCATTTGATTAATCAAATCTTGAATCGGAATATCGTTTCCATCATTATCTCTTATGATGATATTAGTTGCTCCACTCATAATACTGAGGAATACATCATTCATGTTTTGAACATTTGAATCAGGTTGATAAAGAACACTTTCCTTCATCCATTCAGATTCGGGGATTTGCGACTTAAGCTCATCCATAGTTGTATTTTCAGGAACAATTCCCACAAACATTTTTTTTCACGAATATCTTCATGAAGCCATGTTGGCAAATTCGCTCTGGAAATTTCGATATAACTATCATCGACCGTAAAATATCGAAGTTGATCCAAATTGAGATGATAGAATCTTAGTTGACAATTAAGAATTTCGAGACATTCGTCTTGTGAATTCTCCGGATAAATATAAAGATCCATTGATATGATCTTATCTTCGGAAAGCGGAATTGAACTGTCTTCGCCATAATAATTAGTACCTGTTGGCAGGCAAATGACGAGATAAACACGAGACTTGATATTAGACATTGTTCAGAACGAGATTTGTAGTTAATTATAAGAAACATATTCATTTTTTATGAATTATAGAATAACAAAATTCCAAAAAACTACTTATGAATAAATTGGTCATAATAAATATAGATGCAAGCTAACAATCCTGAATTAGATAATATCATACAGGAAATATTAGATCGATTAAAAAAAGATCAAGAATTTGCAAAGAAGTTTATACCCTCAAAAAAGAAAACTAAAAAAATCGAAGAACCGGATCAAGAAATATCTCCCGGACTTTTGGTTTATCTTAAACAATAAATTTTGTTTTACATTTATAGTATCGAATTTTTCGCCATGTACCAATATCAAAACCTTGCGCTTGTTTTGATTCCTGTGATTTAATATGTGCTATCATTTTTATCTGTGCATGTTCGGCTACGGCAAATGCATGTAAAATACTACGACGTTGAGGTTCGCAAAATCGAATACCTCCACAAAATTTATGAGATGTCATCATGATAAACCGTGAATATGATTGTATAATAACATTTTTTACCGAATTCTTAAAGGGACTTTCCAAAATAAATTTTAGATGTTGCCAATTTTTTGCCAAATCTTGTACTAATTTTTCGATGGCATATTCTTGAAGTGATTGCATCTGATTTTGGTTATATTTCATAAAGCAAAATCATTTTTTAGATTGGGTCATAAAAATAAAACGTTCAAATCGATATGAATATATGTATTTCGAACATATATAGACAAATGCCGTTTAGTTGCGAGAAATGTTTCCATATTTTTGATTCTCAGGCAAAATTAGATCAACATACGAACAAACGCATACCGTGTATTGTCGGAGAAACAGATGATGAAAACATTAAATGTGATTTTTGTCAAAATTCATTTAGTACTATATCTAGTTTAAATCGACATCAAAAAAATAGATGTGCTGTTATAAAAAATCCAGATTTGCTCTTAAAACATATTCAAAATCAAAAAAAATTACTAAATAACATAATCAAACAAAGAAATGAACTTATTGAAGAATTAAAATCTAAAAATCCAAATTCAGGAGATACTAATTTTGAAAAACTTGAACATGATAAAACAAAAAAATTTAAAAAATCTGACAACATTCTCAAATGTGAGGAAATGAACGTAGAAAATAGATGTGATTTTGTTTATGTAATAAAAGAACGCGAATTTATTAAAACAAAAGAAAACATATACAAAATTGGAAGAACAAAAAATGGCCCCAGTAAAAGAGTATCTCAATATCCCAATGATAGCATTGTTTTCAACATTATCAAAGTACCTGATTCAAAAAAATATTCAAGGGAAAGTTTATACAACGTAAAGATATTGGTATAGAATATTTCGAAGCTAATATTGTTGATATCCGCAAAGAGATATATAAAATAGTTAAACGATTGGACGAATCATATAAATAACGATATTCAATAAATTACATCTTTTTTTTGCTTTAATCATTCCCTATTGATTAACCAAATTGGTAAGAGTATATGATTAAACAAAAACGTATCAATTTATTAAAATAATACAATTTATTAAATATATTAATCTTAAAAGTATTGCCAATTTGGTTTAAAGAAATCATATTTAACCAAATTCACTTATTTATTGTTTTGATACATTTTTATTAATCAACTTTGAATTTGGTTTATGAAAATGCTGATAATGATCCAAAATAAACGTAATATAAATATATAC